CAGGATCTTCCGAGCCTCCGGGCGGATGAGACCGAAATGGGATGAGAAGCGAGGCCGCGAGACTTACGGCGAGATCACCCTCCAGAAGGCGATCTCCGGGACCTCAGAAGTATATGAGCCCCCCACAGCCGGGGGGGACGAGGACGCCGAGCCGGAACGGCTGAGGTTCAAGGATCTTATGAAGACCGTCACCGACGAGGAGACCGGGAAGAAGAGACGGCAAAGAAGCGTAACGGCGGCGGCAACCTCGATCATAAAGAAGTATGATATCATCTCGACCCCCGACGGTCAGATATGGGTCTACGACGCCCAGGAGGGGATCTGGAAGCCGAACGGGAAGAACCTTATCGCCGCCGAGCTTGATCGCGCCGGGAACGACGTCGTTAATATCACGTTCACCCGCGAGGTTACGCAAAAGGTCTTCCTCCGAACCCTGGACGAGACCGACGGCGATATCTTCAATCCGGACCCCGACCTATTCCCTGTCGAGAACGGGATCATAGACCTCAGGAAGGGGCTCGACGGCTTCATGCCGCACGATCCGAAGTATAAGCGCACCTGGAAGTCTCCGATCGTCTTCGATCCGAAGGCGAAATGCCCTGAGATCGAGAAGTACCTCGCCTCCAGCCTGGACGAGGCCGGGAGAGAGACTCTCATCGACGTCATGGCGGCGAAGCTGTCCGGTTACGTCTTCAACTACTTCTCACCATGGGTGGGGACGGGACGGAACGGTAAGCTGATGGCGGCGGAGATCATCAGAGGGATATGGGGAAGCCCTCTCATAACCGAAGTTGAGGTCTACAAGCTCGCGGAGAGGAGGTTTGATCAGATCGCCCTGAGGGGGAAGAGATGGATCTTCAACTCAGAGACACCCCGAACCGCCACAAAGACCCTATTCGATTGGGCAAAGAAGATCTCCGGCGGGGACATGATAACCGCCGATCAGAAGAACAAGGAGCACGTCCAGTTTAGGACCGACGCCTATTTCGTTTTTGACTGCAACACCGCCCCAAGGATCGGTGAGTCTACGAGAGCAATCGAGGAGCGGATCGCCCCCATTTTTTGGCCCTATACATTCGTAGACAACCCCGTCGCCCCTGAGGAGAGGAAGGCAGACCGCCACCTCCTGGAGAAGATCACCAAACCAGAGGAGCTCTCAGGATTCTTGAACGTCCTCCTACTGGAGGCGCCGAGGCTGATCGAGACAAGGATCATCCGGAGAACTGGGACCGGGAAGGAGATCGTCGAGGCCTACAACCTGAAAGCCGACCATCTCGCCATGTTCTGGGACCGAGTAGTAAGCTATTCTCCTGGGAACGTGACACCGTCGACAGTGATGTACAACGGATACAAGCGGCTATGCGAAGCGATCAAAGTCTCACCCGAAACTCTCGTCGGCTTCAATCGATACGGGCAGAGAATTGGCTTCCGGAAGGGCTCGCCCCGCGTCTCAACCGACGACGGAAGGCAGGTACAGGTGAAGGGGTGGTACGACTGCGAGATCGACGAGAGCGAGTTAGAGGACCTCATCGGCCCCAAAGACGACGAGAAAAACGATCCGCCCCAAGACGACGATAAGGGAGACGACGAGAAGAAACAGGAACGGGTTACGGATGTTACCGGCATGTTACCGGTTTTGGAAAACGAAAACCAGCAACATGTTACCGATGTTACCGACATTACCACTTTAGATAACAGTCTAAAGGATATAGAGGATATAGAGGATATAGGTAATAGTCCTGTAAATTGTATAAAGGAAGTTGTGGACGAAACCGGTAAAAGCGGTAAAATTGGTAACAAGATAGCGATTCCGACCGGTAACATAGCGGTAACATGCCCCCCAAAAAACGGTAACATCGCCGGCAAAACTTCACCCCGTCCTGTGGGCGAGAAGGCGAAGGGCGACGAGGGCCGGGTCTTCGGGAAGAGCCGAGCGTACTATCTCCAAGTCGGCGGAGGTCAGATCCCCACCATCCGGCAACTGATGGACGACATCCCTAGCGAGTGGACTGTCAAGAAGGCAAAGATGGCCATCCACCTCCTGGAGGAGAAGGGCGAGTCGAGGGGGTTCAATTGTCCTGATTAGGACAATTACCCCAAGTTATTTATATAATGGTTATCCTTATCGTACACGATGACTAGAATTCCTGTTGAGGAAGAGGAGAAGATCCTCTCTCTCCTCTTGCAGGGGAAGAGCACACGAGAGACGGGTAAGATCGTGGGGAGATCGTCCGGGACCGTCTCCAACGTGGCCGAAAGGAACGGGCTGGACATCGTGAAGCTTAGACATGATCAGCTAAAAAGGGCCCAGCTCGTCTCTGCTTACGCTTCCGCCGAGCGCCGGGCCTCGGTAGCCGCAAAGATGCTGGACCGTGGCGAGAAGATCCTCGAAGGCACCTGGACGGCGAGGGACTATCGAGACGTCTCTGTGGGGCTGGCTGTCGGCTTGGACAAGCTCCGGCTGGAGCTCCCCCACGACGAGAACAAGGGCGGCGAGATCCTCCAGCTCGTCGAGATGCTCCGGGGCTCTGTCGAGGTAGAGGTCGAGGTCGAAGCCGAAGAGGAGGAGGCCGACTCTTGACCCTGCTTCCTCTCACCTCGAAGCAGCGGGACTTCATCATCGGCTCTCAATCCCGGGTCAATCTTCTGCATGGGTCGGTAAGGAGCGGGAAGTCGATCGTCGCCGATATACGCTTCCTGGAGGCTCTCGTCCGATCGAAGTCGGCCCGCCCGCCCCTGATCGTGGGGAGGACTCAGACGGCATTGGAGAGGAACGTCCTCGACGACATCCGCCGCCTCGTAGGAACCGAGAACTTCGACTACAAGCGCTCTCTGAAGCTCGCCTACATCTACGGAAGGCCGGTCCTGATCGAGGGGGCCAACGACGAGAGCGCCTTTACGAAGATAGCGGGGTCGACCCTCCCCTTTGCCTACGTCGACGAGGGGACCCTCATCCCGGAGTCCTTTTGGAACATGCTCATCTCTCGACTCTCCGAGCCGGGGGCTCAGCTATTCGGGACGATGAACCCCGGGGGGCCGGGCCACTACCTGAAACGAAAATGGATCGACAGAGAGGCGGATCTCGACCTCCGGAGCTGGCATTTTTCACTGGAGGATAATACCCACCTCGACCCCGCCTACGTCGCCGAGCTGAAGCGCCAGTATACAGGCCTATTCTACGACCGCTACATCCGGGGCCTTTGGGTCCAGGCTGAAGGGGCCATATACCGCAACTTCCGCCGAGATCTCCATTGCGTCGACCGCCTCCCCGAGGGTAAGCCCTCTCAGATGGTTGTGGGGGTGGACTGGGGGGCGACTCATCCGACCGCCTACCTCCGGGCTCTCAGGTACGGGACGACCTGGTATATCGATAAGGAATACCGCCGCTCCGACCTCACCAACGGGGAACTCGCCCGGGACCTCCAGGCCTTCTTAGGTGAGCTCTACCCTTCGGCGATCCTCGTCGACCCTTCCGCCAAATCGTTCAGGCTGGAGCTTCTCCGGGCCGGTGTCCAGATGGTGATGCAAGCCGACAACGACGTCCTAAACGGCCTCTCCCGGGTCTCTAACGCCTTCGAGACGGGGGCTCTGAAGCTTGTAGAGCCAAACTGCCCCATGACCCTGGAGGAGCTCGAAGGCTACCGATGGGACGACGCCGCCACCGAGCGGGGGCTCGATAAGCCCGTCAAAGAGAAGGACGACCTTATGGACGCCTTGCGGTATATCGGCAACAAAATATTTACGAGGACTCTAAATTATGGCAATCACTGACTTAGATTCAATCTTCCGGGCCGGTGAGCCGTGGCCCCCCACATCCGAGGCCGCTCGCCTCCAGGCCTACGAGCGGTACTCTCGACTCTACGAGGGCGATCACGACGCCGTCTTTGCTGACTTGAACCCGAAGGAACTCGCCCGGGTGGGGATGGACCTCAATTGGTTCCGCCGGGTTTGTACGCTCTTCTCCGACCTTCTGTGGGGGGAAACGCCGAGGTTTGAGGCTTCCAAGGGCCAGGAGGCCCTTGACCGGATTTTAGAGGCCAATTCGTTCAATCTGAGGGCATATGACGCCACTGTGGACATGATTAAGCACGGGACGGGGCTCTTCAAGATCCGATTTGACAAGCGCGGGATAATCGAAGTGATCGACCCCCGGCTCTGGTTCCCGGTATGCAATCCGGACAACGCCGCCGAGGTCACGGCTCATATCTTAGCCTGGACCGTCTACAAGCCAGACGAGAACGGGAAGGACGAGCCTTACCTAAGACTTGAGATCCATCACCCGGGCCGGATCGAGAACCGCCTCTACAAGCTGAAAGAGGGGAAGATCGAGAAGGCCGTCGACCTCGCCACCATCGCCAGATACAGGGACCTCCCCGACGAGATCGAGACCGGGATCGAGGACTTCCTCATCGTCCCCATCCACAACCTGAAGGCCTCCAACGCCGTGGCCGGGCGATCCGACCTCGCCGACCTGGAGGACGTCGTCCACGAGATCGAGAAGAGGGCCGCTCAGATCTCCAGGGTCCTGGACCAGCACGCCGACCCGAAGTTGATCGCCCCCTCCAACCTCGTGACCATCGACCCCACGACAGGACAGGCCTTCTTCACCGCCTCCGGGTCCCGGGTCTACATCGTAAACGAGGGCGAGAAGGAACCCTCCTATCTCACCTGGAACGCCGAGCTCGAGTATGCCTTCCGCCAGGTCGAGATGATGAAGGATCACCTCCAGGCTGTGGGGGAGATCTCGCCCGCTATTTTGGGGGACGTAAAGAACGGGCTCGCCGAGTCCGGAAGCGCCTTGAAGAGGCTGGCTTTGCCGACGTTGGCAAAGGTCAACCGACTGCGCCAGAGGATCGACCCACAGCTTAAGGAGGTCCTCCGGATCTGCGCCGAGCTTGAAGTCGCCTCCAGGATGAGCGGGGCGACCCTGATCGAGAACCTAACGATTGCATGGAGGGACGGGCTCCCCGCCGACGCTATGGAGAACGCCCAGGTCGAGAACCTCCGGACCGTTGCGAGACTCACCTCCCGGAGGGCGGCTCTGTCCAGGCTGGACGAAGGGGCCACCGAGAAGGACATCGACGCCGAGCTCGAAGCTATCGAGAAGGAGCTCGAAGCCGACCGGGTCCAGGTCATCGATAACGAGCCCTTGAAGCTCGAAATGGGGGAGCCATAGCTCCCCCTCTCATCTCCCGTTGTGGACAAAAGGGAAAATATAAATATCAGTTTGTCCTTATAGTACATGACGACTACGTAAGGTCGGTAACTCTTACGGAGATGCAACAGTGGCTGAAGATGAGCTATTCACGAAAGAAGACGTTTCTCGAATCGTTAGCGAGAGACTCAAACGAGACCGTGAGAAACGCGGGGACGCGACCCTGATCGCGGAAAATGCCGATCTCAAAGCTCAGATTGTGACCCTCAAAGGCGAGGTCGAGGACCTCCGGGCCGCAAACAAGCGAAGTGAGACAACCGCTTTGAGAGCGAGGATCGCCAAAGAGACCCACCTCCCGGAAGGGCTCGCCTCCCGCCTCCAGGGCGAGGACGAGGAGGCGATACGGGCGGATGCTGCGAAGCTCCTGGAGGAACTCGGACCCGCCAAAAACGTTGGCCAGGGATCGAACCCTCCACAGACGACCCCGAAGACCTGGACCCGGGCGGAAGTCGAGGCGATGACACCTGATCAGCTCGTCGAACATATGCCACAGATCGAAAAACAATTAGCAGAAGGTACATTGAGATGAGCTTACAGAACTTCATCCCTACGATCTGGAGCGCTAAACTGATCGAGGAGCTCCAGAAGGCCTTAGTTTACGGCGGATGCTGTAACCGGGACTACGAGGGCGAGATCAAGCAGGCAGGGGACCGGGTGAGGATCGGAGGCCTTAGCGCCGTCACGATCCGGAACTATACCAGGAACACCGACATCGAGGACCCCGAAGACGTCATCGCCGCCGCCGCCGAGCTTGTGGTCGATCAAGAGAAGTACTACAACTTCCAGGTCGATGACGCCGACGCGGCGCAGGCTAAGCCTACTGTAATGAGCGCGGCCATGAAAAACGCCGCCTACGAGCTCGCCGACACCATAGACCAGTACGTGAGGGACATCCTGATCGCCGGAGTCTCCGAGGACAACCTTCTCGGCTCCGACGACTCCGACATCGTGCCAAATTCGACAGCGGGAACCTGCGTCTACGACTACATCCTCGAAATAGGAGAGAAGCTCTCCGACTCCAAGGTCCCCAGGCAGGGCCGGTGGATAGTCATCCCGCCCTGGTGGACTACGAAATTGCTCGCAGATGCGAGGTTTACCGCAGCTCCGGCCACCTCCACAGATGCCCTTGTGAACGGGTTCATCGGGCGGATTGGCGGATTCAACGTCTACGAATCCCACAACGTGAGCAACACCGCTGGCGACCATTACAAGGTCCTCGCAGGAACCAACGCCGCTTGCACGCTGGCAATCCAGATCAACAAAACCGAGGGCTACCGACCGCCTAAGAGGTTCGCGGATGCTGTCAAGGGCTTGAGCATATACGGTGCGAAGGTCACGCGGCCTGCGTGTCTCGGCTTGATCACCACCGCGAAGAAGTAACAATAATCCATGGACTGACACCAACCGGGGGAGGAGACACTCCCTCCCCCACACCTGGTCATCGAGTAACCAGGCGGGCGGCTGGTCACTGCCCGCCACCTAATCACTTTTAATTTCATTTTCCGATTTTAATAATCACCAGGATGCCCCAGGATCGCGTTTCTTTGTGGGGGGCGGTAGTTATACCCTTCTGGCATTTGAACCACCAAGCTTATCCCGCCACCCATCCCACAGTGTGGGTATGGCATCGAGGAGCACGGCGGGGGGCCGGATACGCGTCATCACCGATTGATAAGAATCCGGGGGATTTTGTCGCCAATTGGTCCCGTACCGCTATCCGTCGGTTCAATCGAAAGATACCGCGACACTCCGAAAGCCACAAAATGAAAGGGGACGTGCTCTTGCAATTGACAGGGAGGCGAGGGGTGGATTGCAACGGCGCTAGTTCTGTGATATTTCTTCTATTCGGGCCGAAGATATCACAGAACCGATTAAGAAGTTTCGGAAGTGCAGCAGTACCGACTTTAGCGGAAAATTCGGAATCGCTCATTCCAGACTTGTTTACTGCTTCGCGAACCCTGCCCCACATACTATGGGAATCTG